CGGGCCCTACCATCCTCTCCCAGCTTTTCAAACGACATAAAACAGGATTCACTCACAGTCAGTCTCCACTGGATTCGAAGCGGTGCTTCACGGGTAATGCCTTTACGCTCGATCATGCCGCTGGTGATGACGTCCTTCAGCTCGCCCAGCAGGCGGGCGCTTTTGGCGCTGGCCAATGCCCGTGATTTGGGCCGGAACAGGCCGAGGTAGCGCACGATGCGGCTGCTCAGTAAGGCGGGCATTTCCAGCGCGGCGGCCAGTGCCTGGTTGTGTTCGCCTTGGGTGACGAACGCGGCCATGTCGCCGCTCATGCCGCATTCTGGGCAGGTGGCTTTGAGGGTCATTGGTCTTCTCCCTGCTGGCGGTCGGGGTTGTTCGGGCAGGTTTGGCAGCTGCACCATAGGCGCATAGCCATGGGGTTGTGGGTGGGTGCTGGGCGCGAGCGGTACTCGCGGCACTGTTCTACGCTGATGGTGCGTTGCTGTGCGGGGCAGTTCAGGCCATCCAGCGCTGCCAACACCTTCTTTTCGATGCTGCTGGTGGAAGGGCTGGGGTAGCGGTTGGCCAGTGCCAAAGAGACTGCGCTGCGCGAGACGCCGATACGATCACCAGCCATCTTGCGATTGGTGGCGCGCACTTCGTTGGCGAGCAGCACAATCCAGCGGGGCGGCGCTTCGCCCCAGTTGGAGATATCCACGGCGCGGGTGCGGCGAATGGCGTTCATGGCTCACCCCCTTCGGTTTTGGTGACGCGGCGGTACACCACGGCCCCGGTGTTGGGGTCGTAGAGTTCTTTGGTGCGCCGAATCATGGGGGCCATGGGGCCGGTCCAGTGGCTGGGCACCAGGCGATAGCGCCCTGGCACGCCAGGGGAGGGTTCCACCACGGTTTGCAGGTATCCGGCCCGAGAGAGCATCTTGATGTACTCATCAGCGGTGGCTTTGGCGACCGGCACTTGAGGCGTGCTGGCGGCATCGGCTAGCTCTTGGCCGGTAAACGCACCAATGATTTTGAGCGTGCGCCAGAGCTGTTCGCGCCCTGGGGGCGGTGGCAGCGTGCCATCCCGGCGCACGCGGGGGGCTTCCACACCGACATCGCGCTGCAGGGAGTAGATGGCCGTGGTGGCGGGTGGTGCGTCGGGGTTGCGGCGCACCAGGAAGCCGCCTGCGATCAACGCCCGGAGATAGTCGCTAATGCGGCTCTCGCTGAGTTCCGGGTGACGTTTGAGGGCAATACGGATGCTCTGCATGGTGATGATGCCATCGTCTAAATGCTGGTGACGAATGGCGTCCCAGATAAGCTGGCGAGGGGTGACATCTCCCGCCAGTGCGGATAGCGTTTTACGCTTTGCGACGTTCTTGGACGACATGCTCAGCCCCTCCGCGCCGGTGGTTGGCCGGTGTGGATCTCGCGCTCGCCCCATTCCCGTAGGCCAACCATTGCCCAGCCGTTAGCCGTGGCTTCGTTGTGGATCTGGTAGAGGTTCACCGCCACACGGCGCAGGCAGCCTTTTACCCGTTCGTTCACCGCTTCCAGCAGGTCGTCTTCGATCTCGATATTGGGGTAGCTTTTATCCGCCAGGGCGCGCACGTCATCCAGGCTGGCGGCTTGCGCGGGCACCCACTCCAAAACGCGGTTGTGCAGGCGTTCTAGGCGAGCCATGGAGGCAGGCACGCGCTCTTCACCGATCAGAATCAGGGTGCCTTGGCTGGCGTTATAGATGTCGGTGAGAACGTTGGCGGCGGCTTTGTCGATGACGTACTGCACGTCATCAATGATCAGCGGGCGACCAGAGCGGGAGAGCTGCTCGGCGATCTGGTCGACCATCTCGCTGAGCGTCTTCATGGGGATGATGCCCATCTCGCGCAGGATGGCGATCACGAACGCTTTTTTCGTCCAGCTCTCGCGGCACTCGACGTAGTAGGCGCGGTGCATGTTGGCGGCATAGGCGGCTGCTAGGCTTTTGCCGTAGCCGCTGGGGCCGTACATGACCACCAAGCCAGGTAGTTCTGGTGGGCGGTTGGCGGCGCTTTCGACAGCGGCGGCCAGTAGGCCAACGTTGGTGAGTGGTACAATGGTGTTGACGCTCATATCAGTTCCTTAATTGCTGCGGGTGTCATGGGCCGTGGTTCAGACGGCCCGTCGGGTGCGGGTGGGTTGCCGCCCACCTGCATCCATTTCGGTATCCATCACTTTGGCGATGGCTTTTAAATCACTGTGGTGCTGGTAACGCTCGTGCCATTCGCGGGCGGCTTCGGGTACTTCCTCTCCTTGCTGTAGTTGTCCATCCAGCTTCTTCCAGAGCCGATAGCGCTCCATCTTGTTGTGGGGTATCTGAAAGCGTGTGCCTTGATCCGCCAGTTGCTTGGCGTAGGCGCGGCCTTGGGCTGCCTGCTTTTCGTCCGATTGGCGGGCGGCGGGGGTAATCGTTCTGAACTCCACATCGCTACCAGTGACCACCTTGGCTTTTTGCACCAAACGGTTGAGTTGGCCTTTTTCGCGTTTTTCGGCGGCACGTTCGATCATGCTGGCGGGCATCGCGGGGGTGGCGTTGCCATCCAGCTGGGCATCGCCGAGGTATTCACCGTCCAGGGTGAAGATGCCGACGCAGCCGGTGTCGCGGTAATCCCAGGCCACGCGGATCTCTTCGCCGTGGAAGTCGCGCAGGGCATCCATGAAGTAGACGCCGCCGTTGATACGCACTTCGCCACGGTTGGTTTTGCGCACTTCTTGCGGGCGCATAAGCGAGGCGACCACATCACTGGGTGCGGTGAGCGCTTCGAAGCCTTCGGCCTCGGCACTTTTCCAGGCTTCCATGGGGCTTTGGTGGCGTAGCTTGCCGCTGTCTAAGTCGCGCACTTTGGGCAGCCCTTTGTGGGGCCGGTGGTTATAAACATCCAGGGCGTCGTTCAAGCGCTCGAAGAACTCTTGAAACGTGGGAATAAAGGCGGGCTTTAACCCTTGTTTAATATCGCGGCGGCTTAACTTGTGGGCTTTGGTGGCGGCTTCTTTATCCATATCTGCGCCAATAAAGCTGGGCATCTCTTTAGCCAGTTTCACCAGGATGGTTTGGTGGGCGCGTTCAATGACGCCGCGTGCCTGGGAGTTATAAGGCAGTGAGTGGGTAATGCTGCCACCCAGGCGGTCGACCACTTCGTAAACAGTGGCGTTGTCAAAGCCTGAACCGTTATCGACATAGAACAGGTTGAACATGCCTACGCGGCTCACGGCATCGCGCAGCGCATCCAGCGTGGCCACGGTGGACTCCGCTAGGTTGAGTGCAAAGCCGACGATGCGGCGGGTGCCCCAATCGATGATCAAGGTAATCTCGGGCCGGAAAGCCTGGCCGGTGAGCGGGTTGATCACTTCGGCATCGAAGGTGTGGCCATCCGCTACCCACACATCGTTGGGCAGTAGCGCGTCGCTGGTGCGGCGCTTGAAGGGCTGGAGGGCTTTCAGCTCATGCGCACCCATGCGGCCACGCTCACGCGCTTCCGGTGACAGCTTGGCTAGCCAGCGGCGCACCTGATGGATAGAAGGGTGTGGCGGCTCGGTCTGTTCGACCAGCAGCTGGTAGGCCGCTTCCACGCTGGGCTTTTGCGGCTTCTGGTAGCGCTTGAGAAAGTCACCAGCCCACGGCGGCATGCTCATATCCGCCTTGCGGCGCTTGGGGGCAAGGCCGCGTTCGCCGTATTTGCGGAAGTCAGCGATCCAGCGCTTGAGGGTGCGTTCGCTAAGGGTGCGCGTTTCTGTTTTACGGTCGTTGGCCAGCACTACCCGCTGTTTGAGGTAAGGCGTTAGATCGTCGGCTTGGGCGTGAGCGACTAACGTTTCGATAGCGCGCTGCTGGCTGACCATCTTGCTCATGCGTTCAATCTCGCGGACGAATGCAACGCGGGCACCCATCACTTGGCGTTGGGCATCGGTTAACTGCAGTTGGCCTGGGCGCTGCTCTTCTGGCTGCGGCGCTACGGTACTAGTAGGCGTAGGGGCGGCGTTATCCGCCTGTGCCAACAGCAGTGCGTTTTGGGTTTCTTTGGGGAGTACGGCGAAGGCGTATTCCACGGCCTTGCTGCCTATGCGGCGTTGGCCTTCCCAGCCGTGGCGCTTGGCGTATTCACGCACGTTTCGTTCAGTGCCGGGCATGCCTGGTAGCCCAGCCAACTCTTTGGCGGAATACCAGTTCATACACGCCCCCGTTTGAATAGGCGGGCGTTGCACTCTGCGGTAGATTGGGAGGTGCAACCCAAACCCAACCCACCCTTAGAGGAACGCCCAATGACTAAGCAGCCGTCGAGCTTCGACGAGTTTTTGAAAGATGTGCCAGAACCGATCCGCGCCTCATTAGAGCAGCTGCGCGAGATCACCAACGCGCAAACTGATTTCATTGCTTTTCTCCTACTGGAGCTTGAAGAACAGAATGTTTTGGATGAGAAAAGCCGGAACGGCATGATTTGTCGTTGGTATGAGCTTTATCGGGATCGCCCTGGATTCGACGAGCACGTTCCATTAGCCGATTCAATTGCTGATACCGTCGACGCTCAGCGGCACGATCTATCTGAGATACGCTGAGCACTGACGGTTCTTCCTCTGTCAGTTGTCTTGCTGGCACAGACGCCATCTCACGCACAACGCGATCCCAGCGGCGCATCATGGCGTCCAGGTCGCTTTCGCTAAGCTCTACTTCGTTACCATCTTCATAGCGGAGGATGTGGCGAGCGGGCTTGTCGCTGTGCCACCACGCGGTGGGGTTATCGTGTTGGCTCATTGCTCTTCTCCCATTAGCTTCTTCAGGCGACGTAGATCCGCATTCACGCGCTCTTGCACACGCGAGAGCTTTCCGTACTCGGCGGCCAAAGCCTCACGCCCATAAGCCACCCGGCCACCGCGCAGATGCACGAGCCAATCGGTAAAGGCATGGCTTTGGCACACTTC